CATGCTGCCGTCTGGTCGGTATTCATTCCGGTTACTTCGCCAAGTTTATGCAATCCATCTTCCCATTGGAAGGTTGCATCCACCGCGCCGGTGATCAAATCCTTTATAGCGTTGACGCCGGCCAACAGGCCGCCTAATTCAAAACTAATCGGTATAACTAAGCCTTCAAGCTCCATGTTTCTTTTTCCTTGACGCGGCCTTTATCATGTTCATGTTGGCCTTCATCTGCTCCGGTGTCTGCGCGCGCGGTTGTCTCTCGCCCCACCAATCAGGCATGAGTTCGTTTATGTCTGGAATTTTCTTAGCGTAGGGCATGATAACCGCCTGGATTATCTCAGCCGTGCGGCGATCGGCGCGTTCTTCGGGAAACGGTTCTACTGAATAGACGGCCTGCCAGTGGACGTATTCGCTCATGGTCATTTCCGAGAGCATTGCATCCACTGACCGCCATCCTAAGGTTCTAACGAGGTCGTAGTTAAATCGCTTGGCGCGTTTTTTAGTTTATTTGTAGCCTCAACGACCGCGCTCTCTGACATCGAATTGAAATCCATCACGCCATCGACAATTTGTTTGAGTGTCGTGATCGACAACGTTCCGACTTCTTCCGGCGTGAGTTCAGGATCAACAAGAGACTTTGAAAGCATGTCAAAAATCTCTGTATCTCCCAAATCCTTGCCGCGTAAAGAAATCGCGTAGGACGCATTTAGGGCTTTGATGGTCACTAAACCACCATCCACCTCTAAATCCTTCGTTTTGACCGTCAATATTTCGGTTTTCGATAAGTGTGAGCGCGTCTTAGAAGCCATTAGCTACTCAAATCCAGACTGTCTGTCGGGCGGAAGGTAATTTCAGCCTGCAATACATCCGGCTTTGTCGCGTCTGCTGACAACGGCTTGATCGCTGTGGGGATGGCTTTGAAGCGCATCGAGCTGGCGTCAGGGAACACGACCGAATAAGCCGCGCTCGTGCCTGCGATCAAATCTGTCACAATAGGCGCGATGTTCGCCATGTCGTAATTGATGGTTGCTTTAAACTCGGACATTTCGCGCAAGCCGCTGGATATAAATTGACGCACGCCGCCGGAACCGTGGTTCGTGCTTTCAATCGCCGGGTTGCTGTATTCGGGTGGGTCGATCTTGACGAGTTCGCCAATTGAAGTAGTCGCCTTTTTTAAAAGAGTTCCGTAATTAGTTTTATCTGACATTTGATGCTCCTATTCCCAAACAAAAAACTCCAACATGCGGTGATAAATACCGACTGTCGGGTCTGATAAGTCCGCGGCGTTCTCCGCGGTGATGAGTTTGAATGTGGTTTGTTTCAAATCGAGCGCGGTTTTGACGCTATCGGCCAACGTGCAAGCGGCGGTGTAAGACTTCGCCCAACAATCGACTTGCAGACGGCGCTTGACCATGGCGTTGCCGCCTTCGTAACGTTGAGGCATCTCGCTGATGAAACGATAAGACGCAGACGGCAAAGTAGGATTGGCCGGCAGGCTGACCGGGTAAGCCTCAGTTACGGCTTTAAGAGCGGTGTAAACGTCTGATTCGATGGTCATTTATCCACCCGCAAAGAAATCCTCAGGAAAAGGGAACCACCACAATTCAGACCAAATCCTGCGTATATCCTCATGAGTTGCGCGAGTAAAGTTTCCTGCAAGTTTTCCGTTGTATTCTCGAATTGTCATCCGGAACCTTGAATGTGACTGTAACCCTGCGATGTGATCTTATCGACAATCGCACTGAGTGCTTCGAGTTCCATTTCGTCAATAGCGGGGCGGAGGTAAGGCTGTGCCTCCATCTTGTAAGTCCCAAACTCGACGTAGGACGCATATTCAGCGTCGAAGCCCATAGTTATATCGGGACCTTGATCATTGATGAACGCACTCGCGCGCAGATAACCTGTGTCGACCGGGCAAAGGTCTTGTGCCTTCGCCATGATGACTTCGGCGCCCGCGACTAAGTCATCATTCGTAAATTCGAGGCCGACCGCATCCAACTGCGCCATGAGATTAGCAAGTCCCGCAACAATAGGAGGCATTATCTCAACTCTGGCTTTTCAGGATGTGGGAGATTAATCCAACCCGGCGTTATTGGGTTTTGTTTTGCTCCACAAAGCATGATGATTTGATTTGCAATCTTCAGTGCCTCGTCAATAGAAATGACCATGACCACGCCAGGAAAATAAATATTAATCTTGTCGCCTTCGCGCTCTACATTCATATTTTGACCTCCAAGAGTTTGCAGATAGTCACATCGCGTCCGGTCGTCACGCCTTGAACGATGAAGTTCTTATTGTGCGTGACTACCTTGTCGTCGACCTTGATGTTGGCGGCGGTTCGCAGGATCGCATCTGCGTCAATTGTAACGATCTCGCCGCGATAATTGAGCGCCTCAGGGTTTCCGTTGAAGCCGCAAGCAGAGGCGAGAGATGGAGAACTGTCGTAACCGGTCAGGATCTCGCCGCTGAGGCTGTCGGTCGTAGTAACTGAATGGTAGATGTCGCAAAGGTCGTTAAAGCTCGAAACGGCCTGAGTAACCATGCGCGCCTGTTCGCCTGTGCTAATCAGTCTCATTCGTCAGTCCAATCGGGATTTTGATCGGTATAGTGAACCGTCATTTGGTAGGCCGGCAGGTACGCGATTGCCTTGTTCTCTGCGTCCGCAAGGTTGTCGCGGATATTCGTCACGGCCTGATTTCGACTGAACGACGCGCCATCGGCGGAGAATGAATAATCCAGCGCGATGTCATTCAACGCCTGCCGCCATACAGCCACATCGCCCAGGGCATGCAGCTTAGTCAAGTCAGTCGCGTCGCTCTCGGATGTAACACCGTATAACTCAACGGCCTTTGCAACGATGATCGGCAGACTGATGCTGTCTGACCAATTCAACTGTGCTTTGATAGTGGGGAAGTTATCGCTTATGTAATCGGCAAGAGCCATATGTCACCTTTGGTTTATCAGGCGGGATTTTGTACGCCGTGTATGTGAAAGCATAAGAACGGTAGCATAAAATCGCGCTTTCAACTCGCCTTGTTTTTCGCAAGCCGCCTGACATTCCTAAGTCAAAGGGTTTACGCGCGTGGAGGTGCGCGCGTAAACCCATACCAATAAGCTACTTGATTGACGCTATCTTCGCGGCGGTCGTGTCATCCACGGTGTACGCGATGATAAGCGCAATAAACACGGGTTGCAACGCTGCGATGAGGAAGGTCACATCCGGTCCCGCCACGTAATGCAGGACGATGGACGTAACGCTGTCGATCATCAGAAGCCAAAAGCGGCGTGATTGATAAATCGGGGTAGTCGTCATATTACAGACCTATCTTTCCGGCCAACCAACAGCCAACCGACCAACCAAACCCGGCGATGAACGCTGCCAGGAGCAGGGTGAGCATGAACATTACAGAGAGTTCCATTATTTACCTTATCCATTTTAGGGGCATTGTCATTTCAGACAATATCAGCGGTGCGTTTTGATCACTGATAACCGGCGAGCCGATGCCCCGATTACTTATGGACGTGAAAGATTTCCAGCCTTTCGCGTCCTACCTCACCAATCCTGTCGGGTTTACGTAGGTCGTCTGCGCGTCGCCCTTCAGGAAGGCGGCTGCCGAGCGGTTCCAGGCGCCGAAGCCAACGTACGCGGCCCAAAACTTCGAGGACCACGGATCGCCAACCTTGTCAAATTCAAGGTGGTATCCATTGAGCGATGAAATCTTATCGACACGATGGACAAGCGGTTTCTCAGCGGACTGAGTTGCCAGGGCGACGTAATAATTCGCCGGAACCCATGAGCGGGTATAGACCGGATAGCCAGCCCAATAACCCACGAGCTTATTCGCCGGGTCGTCTGTCACGCTTGCGGTTTCAACTGTTCCGCTTGTGCGTCCGGGGACGGCCACGACCGCGAGGGTCAGAGCAACAAACTTCGTCGATGCCAGGTTGGTCAGGGTCGCCACGTTCGAGACGTTGATAAACAACGCCACGCCCTTATGCAAATGCTCGGTCACGTTTGCGATCAGCGTGTCGATATCGCCATAAGCGAGTGCCGCGCCGGACGTGCCGGTATAGTGCTGATGCGTGGTGAGGAAGGAAGTGCCGTCTGCCGCGTCGGGTACAGCGGAGCCGTCGTTATTCAAAAAGGCCTTGATCGCCAGGGTCGTATTGTCGCCGGTCCAGTCCTTGAAGTTGTAATTCGACTTCGAGAACATAGCCCAGGTCAATTCATTGCGGACACGCTCGATGTAAGCCGTTTCATTGGCGATTGCATCCTGAGCGATGTCACGCGGGGTTGCG